GGACCAGATCGAGGCCCTCGAGGAGGAGATCCTCCTCCTCGCCGCGTCGAACGAGGCGATCGCCGTGAACGCCGAAGTCCGGGCCCTGGCCGCCGGCGCAACGGAAGCCCAGGCGGCCCGGATCCGCGAGCTCACCGAGGCCCTCCTCGAGGAGAAGGACGCCGCGGCCGACGCGCTCCCGACCCTCCAGGACTTCTTCGACGACGTCTCGGACGCCTCCGAGACGACGCTCTCCGGCATCATCGCCGACCCCCTGGCCGAAGGCCTCGACGAGATCCCGTTCAAGTTCGCCCAGCTCCTCCAGCAGCTCGCGGCCGAGGCCCTGGCGGCCGAGGTCTTCGACATCCTCGGGAACCTGGGCGGCGGCGGAGGCGGCGGCGGCTTCCTCGGCTTCCTGGGCGGGCTCTTCGGCGGCGGCTTCCAGGCCGGCGGAACGGTCCGCGGCGGCCAGCCGATCCTCGTCGGAGAACGCGGCCCCGAGATCTTCACGCCTCCGGGCTCCGGCTCGATCGACCCGAACATCAACATCAACCAGGCCGCCCAGGCGCCGCCGATGGTGAACGTCATCAACGTCACCGACCCGGCCGACATCCCCTCGGGGATCGAGACGCCGGAAGGCGCCCAGGCGATCATCAACGTCATCCAGAGGAACCCGGAAGCCGTCCGACGGGTTCTAGGGTAGGAGCGAACCAGTGAGCGCCACGCATAACGTCACCGTCACGGGCTACGATGAAGCCCTCCTCCGGCTTCTGGATCTCGCCACGAACGACAACGTCGTCGCCGCCGCGGTCGTCGCCGGCGGGACCGGCTACACGGTCGGCGACATCCTCACCGTCTCCGGCGGGACCGTCGTCAACTCGCTCGTCGCGACCCTCGAGGTCACGAGCGTCGCCGCCGGCGTCATCGACGGGATCCGCGTCTTCAACACCGGCGCCTATTCGGCCCAGCCAGGGAACCCGGTCTCGGTCACGGGCGGGACCGGAACCCTCGCGACCTTCAACCTCACCTTCGAGACCCAGAACTGGGCGATCAACCGGAACGTCGCGAACTCGACCTCGATCATCGACAACCCGGACGTCGCGGGCGGCGGCGGGACCCAAGTCCTCGAGCGCGAGCTCCTCCTCGAGGGGCCAGGGAACGCCGGGGCCGACCAGATCTTCATCGGCTTCCTCGAGGTCCGCGACACCGGCGTCGGGATCTTCAACTGGCAGCTCTTCGGGATGACCGGCTTCAACACGGTCCTCGACCTGGTCGACCAGCCGGGCTTCTCCTACCTCGAGCCGAACGAGATCGCCTCGTTCGTCCCGCTCACCGACGGCTCGATCGAGTGCTGGCTCCACGTCACGCCGCGCGTCCTCTCCGGCGTCATGAGGATCGGCTCGACCTACCAGTCCTTCTACACCGGCTTCCTCAACCCGTTCTCGACGCCGGTCGAGTTCCCCTACCCGCTCTACATCGCCGGCACGACTTCAAAGTGGAACCGGAGCTTCTCCTCCTCGGGACCCAGCCAGTCGGGGATCATCGACCCAGGCGCGGCGACCGAGAGCGGCGGGAACATCCGAGGGCCGGCGGCCGTCCGCTTCTTCGACGGGACCTGGCAATACGTCAAGAACTGGAGCTTCGCCGGCTCGAACCGGACGTCGTTCCTCGATCGGGCGGTCTATCCGGCTCGCCAGAACACCCCGAACTCGACGCGATACAACGAGGCCTCGAGGTTCGTCCCGACCCAGGCGAACCGCCAGTGGGACGGCGTCATCCCGTCGACCGGCAACCCTGGGACGCCCCAGACGACGATCCGCGAGACCGAGGACTCCGGCGGCGGGATCACGATCCTCATCCCGCCGATCGTCTGGTTCTCGCTCCCGTCGCTCCAGATCCTCGGCGAGATCGACTCGTTCTTCTGGGCGTCCACGGCGGGGAACAACATCCTCTCGCAGGACCGCGTCATCGTCGGCGGGATACACTACCGCGCCTTCCAACAATCGAACCGGACCGACCAGTTCGCGTTCCAGTTTTTACGCGAGGACGCCTAGATCATGGCCTTCCAGACCGGAACATCGACCTCGATCGAGAACCTCCTCACCCAGCTCTCGACCTTCCTCCAGGCGAACGGCTGGACCGAGACCTTCTTCAACACGATCACCGCCGACATCGGCTCGATCGGCTTCTCGAAGAACGGGATCTTCGTCTCGATGCAATACACCGAGACGGCCGACAACGGGGCGATGGCGATCTACCAGGCGACCGCCTCGGATCCGTCGCCGACGACCGACCCCTGGACGGCGACCGGCGACTCCGGGAACGGCGTCGCGAACAACACGCCGACGAACATGGACTCGCAACGATGTTGTAACCAGTTCGGCGGGCCCCACACGGCCTTCTTCTTCTTCGAGCGCGACTCGGGGCCGGCCTACGTCCACATAGTCGTCGAGGTCGACGCCGGCCGATACCGCCACTTCGGCTTCGGCGAGATCCTCAAGATCGGCGACTGGACCGGCGGCGAGTATTGCTACGGCCAATTTGTCGACCAGGCGAGCTCACGGATCGACGTCCCCGCGATCTCCCAGCACAACACCGGCTTCGACGGCTTCAACACGACGATCTCCCTCGGGGCGACGATGCGGGTCTCCGGCTACCCTGGCGAGCCGGATCCGGCGACGGAGTGGGCGGTCGTGGCGAACACGTCAAGCCCAGGAAACGACCGCGCCGGGAACCCGCGCTGGATCTCCGACGGCGGCTGGCGGAGCTCGCGCGAGTTCTCCTCCTTCGGCGGCTTCGAGATCTCGCTCGCGTCCGCCTACAAGCCGCTCTTCCCGTGTCCGATCGAGCTCGAGGACCGCTCCCCGATCCCGGACGTCGCGCGGCGGGTCGGCTTCCAGGTCGACGTCCGGATGTGCAACATCGCGAACATCGAGCCCGGCCAGCTCATCACGATCGCCGGCGACGACTGGTTCTTCTTCCCCTGGACCCGGAAGCAATTCCTCCTCAACAACACCGAGGAGTCCTGGAACGCCGGGGTCGCCTACCGCCGCGAGACCGCCTAGAGGCGCCCCTCGATGACCGACTTCGCCGGCAACGTCCAGCAAGGGCCCCTCGCCGGGCCCTTCCCGGATCCGGATGTCGGGACGCCGAAGCCGACCGGCTTCGACGGGTCGGCCTATCCGCCGTCGCCGCTCGATCACTCGGACCCGGCCGTCGTCCCGAGCCTCTACGATCCCTTCGAGCGGGTCCGGACCTTCATCTCGACCTTCGGCGTCGACCCGTTCAACCCCGACGACGTGGCCGAGGACGCCGACGGCTCGTTCCTCGCCGGCGAGCCCGAGCTCATCACGCCCTCCCTCGGTCCGATCCAGGCCGTCGCCGGCTTCGTCAACCTCGACCAGCCGAGCGAGTGGTTCGAGAAGTGGCACGTCTTCCCCGGCCGCCTGGACATCGGGAACGTCTTGACGACCCAGATCCGGACGCTCGAGCTCTTCAACGCCTTCCGGACCCAGACGAGAACCTGGGAGGCCTTCGTCAACAACGCCGGCGCCGGCGTCGCCGCGACGAACCTCCCGAGCCTCCCGCGGCTCATGGTCTCCCTCGAGAGCTTCATCCTCGACATCCAGGTCACGACGGCCGGCCCGCCGAGCATCTTCGGGACGCTCGACTTCGACATCGACACCGCGATCGACATCCTCGTCGTCCCGATCACCGGGAACCGGATCACGCTCTTCCAGTATCGGCCCCAGTCGCCGATCGACGAGACCCTCCAGTTCAAGACGGACATCATCGAGGTCAACGACGGGAGCGAGCAACGGATCAACGTCCGCGAGAACCCGCGCCAGATCTTCAAGTTCTCGGTCCGGACCGACGACGATCGGACCCGCGACTCGATCAACGCGGTCCTCTTCGACTGGCAGAGCCGCGTCTTCGGCGTTCCCGTCTGGGCCGAGTCGAAGGCCCTCGGCGCTCCGCTCGCGATCGGGAACACGGTCGTCATCGTCGACACCGCCTTCGCCGACTTCCGCGCCGGCGGCCTGGTCATGATCTACGACAACAACTTCCGGAACGAGACCCTCGAGATCCTCACCGTGAACCCGAACGACCTCGTCCTCCAGGTCGGGATCGGGACGGCCTTCGACGCCGTCAACACGATCGTCCTCCCGGTCCGGACGGCGCTCACGCGGCCCCAGCTCTCCCAGTCGCGCTTCGCGATCGGCCCGACGGACTTCCAGATCGAGTTCACGACGCTCGACAACGTCGACCTCGCCAGCCAGGCGGCCTTCGGGACCTACCAGGGCGCCGGCCAGACGGTCGCGAAGCCGCTCGTCGACCGCTTGAACTTCATGAAGGGCCGGACCGTGAAGGAGGGGATCCGCCGGAAGGTCGTCCGCCTGGATCCGGAGACGGGCCCGGCGCTCCAGTTCTCCTCGTGGACGAAGGGGAAGCCGTCGTTCAACTACGGCTTCGAGGGGAAGAGCTTCGAGGACACCTGGGACTTCCGCCAGCTCCTCCACTTCCTCCGCGGGAGCCAGCTCGCCTTCTACGTCGGGACCGGCCGGGACGACTTCAAATCGGTCGCCGACATCGCCGACACCCAGACCCAGATCGACTTCCAGGCCTTCGGCTTCACCCAGTTCGTCCAGGAGATCACGCCGCGCTCGGACCTCCAGGTCGTCCGCCTCGACGGAACGACGTCCCAGCATCTCATCACGGGCTCCTCCGTCGTCTCCGACACCGTCGAGCGGATCACGATCTCCCCAGGGATCACGCCGGCGCTCCCGCTCGTCGACATCGACCGGATCGAGTTCCTCACGCTCTCGAGGATCTCGAACGACGCGCCGAAGTTCTCGCACACGCGCCCCGGCGAGAGTAGGGTCGACTTCAACCTCACCGGAGTCCCGTCATGACCTTCGCCGCCCTGGAGACCAGCCGAGAGTCCGGCCAGGTCCTCGAGCTCTACACCTTCACCTTCGGCCTCGAGATCTTCCGCTTCACGTCCTTCCAGCGCGACATCACCTGGCAGGGCTTCGCCTACACGTCCGAGCGGATCTCGAGGACGAACACCGAGGCGACGGTCGAGGACTCCGCCGGCCAGCTCACGATCACGCTCCCGCTCGACAACGCGGTCGCCTCGAAGTTCATCGTCAACCTCCCCGGCCAGGTCGGGACGGTCCAGATCCTCCGAGCTCACGCGACCGACCCAGCCGAGGAGGTCCTGGTCCTCTTCGAGGGCTTCATCGCGAACGCCTCCTTCGACGGCGAGCTCGAGGCGAAGCTCCTATGTAACCCGAACACGAAGGTCTTCAACCGGGCGGCGCCGCGCTTCACCTACCTCGGGCTCTGTAACCACATCCTCTACGATGAACGCTGCAAGGTCTCGATCGCCCTCTTCACGTTCACCGGGCTCGTCTCGGCGGTCGACGGGAACGACATCACGGTCAACGGCGCCGGCGGCGTCGGTCCGTCGGACAACTTCGTCGGCGGCTTCTCCAGGTTCCCCGCCGGCTCCCTCACCGACTCGCGGATGATCCTCACCCAGGCGGGCGACGTGATGACCCTCCTCCTCCCGTTCGCCGAGAACGTCCTCGGCTCGAACATCGACCTCTTCGCCGGATGTGCTCACGACTTGACGACGTGCGACGTCAAGTTCGACGCGGTCATCGACTACGGCGGCTTCCCGTTCGTCCCCAGGAAGAACCCCTTCGGGACCCGGCTCCGCGGAGGGTCTTGATCCGATGCCGTTCTGGATCATGCTCCTCATCAACGTCATCACGTTCCTCGTGACCGAGCTCCTCCGTCCGAAGCCGAACATCGAGGACGCGAAGCCGGCCGGCCTGGGCGACTTCAACGTCCCGACCGCGACCGAGGGCCGCGCCGTCCCCTTGATCTGGGGCCGTGTCCGGATGGGCGGGCCGAACGTCGTCTGGTATGGCGATCTCGTCGCCGAGCCGATCACCGAGAGGGTCAAGACGGGGCTCTTCTCGAAGGAGACCGTGACGACCGGCTTCCGCTATTTCATCGGGCTCCAGATGGCGCTCTGCCGGGGCCCGGTCGACCTCCTCGTCAACATCCGGAACGACGACTCGTTCGCCTGGGGCGAGGACGCGCCGAGCGCCGACGCGAACCTGGTCCCGACCGACGCCGGCGCGATCTACTTCATCGACGAGCCGGAGTTCTACGGCGGCGAAGAGTCCGGCGGCGGCGGCGGCCTGGTCGGCGGCGGGCGGATCTTCCCAGGGACCGAGACCCAGGCGATCTCGGGCTACCTCGCGCCCTTCCAGATCCCGACGCCGGCCTATCGCGGGACGTGTTTCGTCACCTGGGAGCGGGGCGAGATCGGACTCGCGCCCCAGCTCCGGAACTTCGCCTTCGAGATCGAGCGGATCCCCGACGGCCTGGACCTGGCGACGCTCCAGGCGGGCGACGAGGAGATCGACCTCGGCGCGAACCCGATGAACGTCGTCTTCGAGGCGCTCACGAATACCGAGTGGGGCCTGGCTCGCGCCAGCGGCGACGTCGACCTCGTGAACTTCCGCGCCCAGGCGGCGATCCTCGCGACCGAGGGGAACGGCTTCGCCTGGGTCTGGGATCGCCAGCAAGACGTCCTCGAGCTCATCAAGCTCGTCGAGCAACAAGTCGACGGGATCCTCACGGTCGACGCCGTCACCGGCCTCTTCTCCTTCACGCTCGTCCGCTTCGACTACGTCCCAGGGACCCTTCCCCTCCTGGACGAGTCGAACATCAAGTCGGTCACGCGCTTCCAGCGGCCGACCTGGGCGGAGACCCAGAACCAGATCCAGGTCGAGTTCACCGACCGGCGGAAGAACTACACGACGAGCTTCGCGCTCGCTCAAGACATGGCGAACCAGGACATCGTCAAGGCGATCAACGCGGCGAAGATCCGCTCGCCTGGCGTGAAGAACCCGACGCTCGCGAACTCGATCGCCTGGCGCGAGATCCGCGCCCTCTCGACGCCGATCGTCACGATGAAGCTCGTGACCGACCGCTCCCAGTTCGACGTCCAGCCGGGCGACGTCCTCGAGTTCTCCTGGGCCCGCTTCGGGATCACCCGCCTCCCGATCCGGATCACGTCGGTCGACCGCGGGAAGATCCTCGAGAACGAGATGACGATCGACGCCGTCCAGGACGTCTTCTCGTTCAACGCCGGAAGCTACTCCGACCCGACCGACACCGGCTGGGTCCCGATCTCCTCCGAGGCCCAGCCGTCGTTCCGCGAGCGGCTCTGGGAGGTTCCCCAGCAACTCTCGCTCGACAAGGAACGACACCTGGCCGTCCTATGTTCGCGGGACGGCGGGCTCCACATCTCCTTCGACGTCCTCTCGGATCGCGTCGGGACGCCGTTCGGCCTGGAAGGAACCGAGCAAGACTTCACGCCGACGGCGCTCATCACGGCGGCGATCTCCAGGGACAAGGGCGACGTCAACCCGTTCCGCCAGGACATCTCGGTCGACGTGCTCAACGACATCCGGATCCAGGACCTCGTCGCGGTCGAGTCGACGACGATCGACGGGAACAATCCGGGGAACGTGTTCCTCATCGACGAGGAGCTCTTCTTCTTCGAGACGGCCGTCGACGACGGCGGCGGCCAGTTCACGCTCGGGAATTGTCACTCGGGGATGTTCGACACGGTCCCAGCCGATCACCTGGACAACGCCGAGGTCTGGTTCATCGGTCTCGGCCTGGGTCTCCTCCAGCGCGCCGGCCCGCTCCCGTCACCGCCGGGGAACATCGACGTCAAGATCCTCCCGCAGACGATCCGGAACCGCCTCGCCGAGGGCTCGGCCGCGACGCTCTCGACGACGGTCGTCCAGCGGATCCTCAACCCGATCCCGCCGGGCGACCCGTTCGTCAACGGCTTCCGCTTCCACGACCTCGACGGCTGGACCCGCGCGGTCGGGACGCTCGACATGATCTGGAACACGCGGAACCGATCGACCCAGACCTTCGACACGAAGCAAGACGACCCCGACATCCAGCAATCCGGAGACGTCGGCGCCCATGTCATCGTCCGCCGCGTCGACACGTCGGCGACCGTCGTCGACCGGCTCAACATCTTCTCGGACCAGTTCATCACGACCGACTTCATCCCGCAGAGCTCGCCAGGGATCCCCGACGAGCTCGACTTCACGATCGAGATCTCGAACCGGACGACCGCCGGCAACGAGGGCCAGATCGCGACGACGCGCGAGTTCGAGGTCTTCGGCTTCGGGATCAACTTCGGCGGCGACTTCGGCGGCGACCTGGCGCTCCCGAACAACGGGATCGT